GGCGGGCATCCGCGCGAAAAAAAATCCCAACGTGAGGAATCCTGACATGCCGGCCAGAAAACCAAAATCCCTGATTGTGCGACATGAGACCGCGGCGGAAAAAGCCGAGCGCGAATCGCGTGAGATGGCCATGCGGCCGAATCGCGAATTGCCGTTGAACGCCCCCGCGCGTCTTCGCGGTCATGAAATTGCCGAATCTACCTGGCGGCGTCTGATGCGCGAGTTTGTGTCACTTGAGGGAGAGATCGTAACCAGGCTGGATTTCGATCTACTGGTGGATTACTGCATCCTGACTGAGCAGGTACACGCGCTAGACGCGATGAGAAAAGCGGCTTATGACCGCTGGGTGAGTTTGCAGATTGAACAGGCATCCGAAGAAACGCTTATCGATGCATACGACGTGGTTGTAAAGCTGGATTCGCGGACTGACCGCAAGCGCGCATTGCTGTTACAGATACGGCAGTCTTTGTACTTGACTCCCAGGGCAAGGGCTGGGGTTGCACCGGCGAAAAAAGAGCCGGATGAGCCGAAAGATGAGCTGGAGAAGCTGCTCGATGATGTAAGTGATTTTGTGAATGGCACTACATGAAGCGATTGGGATTAGTTCTCTTCTTTATTCTTTTCCTTCTGGGCGGAGGTTCGATGTTCAGTGAAGCTCATGCCCAGCGGGCAATTACCTTTTTCGAATCGCTCAAGCACACTAAAGGCCGATTTTACGGAGAGCCGTTCAATCTGCTTGACTGGGAAAAGCAGATCGTGCGGGATGTGTATGGCACGGTTGACGAGCGCGGGAAACGAATCATCAAGTATGTCTATATCGAGATACCTAAGAAAAACGGTAAAAGCGAACTTGCAGCTGCGGCGGGACTGTATCATACCTTTGCGGATCGTGAGATCAACGGCGAGGTGTATGGCTGTGCAGCCGACCGATCGCAGGCTTCAATTGTCTTTGATGTTGCGGTGGACATGATCGACCAGGTGCCTGCTTTGAAAAAGCGCACGAAATTGCAGCTCAGCAAGAAACGCCTGATTGACAAGGTGACCGGCACGTTTTATCAGGTGCTGAGCGCCGAGGCGTACACGAAGCACGGCTTGAATCTTTCTGCCTGTATCTTCGATGAACTGCATGCGCAGCCCAATCGCGATCTGTGGGATGTGATGACTTTTGGAGCCGGCGATGCGCGCGAGCAGCCGATCTGGTGGATCATCACTACTGCCGGTGATGACCCGGATCGGGTCTCGATTTGCTGGGAGCAGCATGAATATGCCCGGCGGATCATCGCCGGTGAGATTGTTGATCCCACCTGGTACGCGGTGATTTACTCCTACGATGGAGATGATATTTACAACGAGGAAAACTGGAAGAAGGCCAATCCGAGCTTAGGGGTGACTATCCAGATTGATTCCATTCGCGAGGCGGCCATGAAAGCGAAAGAACGGCCTGCGGACGAGCGTCTGTTCCGCTGGCTGCGCCTGAATCAGTGGCCGACTTATAAGCTCACCAGCTGGCTGCCATTGGAATTATTCCATTCCACAAATGGCAACTGGGGCAGAGCGGAGATGATCGGTATGGATTGTTACATGGGGCTAGACCTGTCCTCGACCACCGATCTGACCGCGCTGGCGCTGGTCATTCCGCCGCAGCCGGGACTTTCAGAATGGCGCGTCATCTGGGAAGGCTGGATACCCGAGGAGAACATGCAAGACCGCATCCGAAGGGATAAAGTGCCGTACGACCAGTGGGCAGCACAAGGATGGATTACCCCCACTCCCGGCAACGTCGTGGATTACACCCGGATTCGGGACAAGATACTGGAATTCAAGACACTGTACAACATCAAAGAAGTGGATGCGGACCCGGCGTTTGCAACCATGCTGCTGCAGGAATTGCAGCAAGAAGGGCTTATCGTTGTTGGTATTCCACAGACGTTTGTGCAGTTGACCGACCCGATGAATCAAATTGAAGTCTTGTTGAAAGAAAAGAAAATCAGCCACGAGCCAAATCCGGTTGCAGCCTGGTGTTTCGGGAACACCTCGATTGCAAAGAACGGCAGCGGATTGATTAAGTACGTCAAGGAATACAAGGGAAAGACCGCAGATCGCACAAAGCGGATTGACTACGTGGCCGCCTGGGTCATCGCGATGGCCAGAGCGCGTTATTACCAGAGCGAGGATTTGAGCGCGGAGATTTTGGATCCTGATTGGGGCATGTGATGAAAATGCTGTTGCGGTTTTTCGATGATTTTCTTCTGCTGGCAGGATGTGCGTGTGTTGTTTACGGTATCAGTCTGTACTCAGTAATCCTGGCGTGGATTGTCGGCGGGCTGGTGTTGATCGGTTTGAGTTTTCTGGTCGGAAAGGTGATGGCGAATCATGTTGATTAGAGAACTGTTGACTACCGGGAAGATAAAAGAGGCACCTGCGCAGGAACAGCCGCGCTACGAATATGTGCCAGCCTATGGCTATTCTAGCGAGTCGGGCGAACAGGTAAACGTTATGCGAGCGCAATCGGTGGCAACGGCGTATCGAGCCAAAAACATCATTTCAGATGATGTTGCCAAACTGCCGTTTCAGGTGATGCGCCGAATCGGAAGGCAGGTTGAGCAGGTGCAGCCCGATCCAATAACCCGCAATATTGCCTATTTATTGCAGGTTTCACCCAATATTTGGGGCTGGACGCCGTTCCAATTCAAAAAGGCGGTTATTGAATGGTTGCTGTTCTATGGGAATGCCTATATCTGGTCGCCGGTTGTGGGGCCGCGTCAGTTGCTGGTCTTGCCGGCCAGTCGCACCATACCGGTGTTTTCTATGGATGGCGATCTGTATTATCGTCATACCTTTTCGAATGGAGTGCCCGGTTACATTCCGGCGGTGGAAATACTGCATTTGCTGATCAACCCCGACGAAACCGGTTTTGTCGGTCGGGGCGTGATTACATTTGCGCGGGAAACGTTCGGCCGCCAGCTGGCCGCCTATAAGGCAGAGTCGAAGTTATATTCGCAGGGAATGCTTCCGGCAGCATATATTCAATTTGCTGGCGAGCTGAACAAGGAAGCGCGCGAAGTCGTGCGGCGTCAATACGAGCAGACGATGAGCGGGACAGAAAACGCCTACCGACTGGCGATTTTCGATAACAAAATCACCAAATTCGAGCCGATTCATATTCAATTGCGGGATGCACAATTCCTGGAATCGATTGATGCAACCGACCGTGATATTTGCAATTTCTTTGGGCTTCCGGAGCATATGCTGAATCGTGGCAAGGAGTCCTACAACTCCAACGAACAGAAATATCTGGAATACCTGCAAGGAACACTGGATGCCTACCTTGTCCCGTGGGAAGAGGCTGCACGCATTCGCTGGCTTTCCCGGGAAGAACAGAGTACGCATTATTTCAAATTCATCCGTGAAGCTTTGCTGCGGATGGACAGCAAAGCGCGGGCCGAATCAATGGAGATTCGCATCCGAAGCGGGATGATGACCCCTAATGAGGCCCGCGAAAAAGAGGATATGAGCGCTTATCCGGGCGGGGATAGGTATTACATTCCCCTGAATTTTGGGGTGATTGAGAATGAGGAGGAACGCTAAATGGATATTTCAATGCGACAGCCTTTTCGATGTTTCGAGGGAAATGCGAAACCGTATGAGCCATTCTGGCGGGTCATTGATGCAGAAAACACTGAATCGGGCGAACCCGAGGTTGAACTATATGGATATATCTCCGAATATAGCTGGTTTGAGGATGAGATCACTCCCAAGAAGTTCAAGGATGATCTCTATGCTGCCGGTAATGGCGGACCGATTACGATCCGCCTCAATTCCTATGGCGGCGATGTGATTGCGGCCAGTTTAATGAATACGATTATTCGGGATTATCCGGGACGTGTTACTGTGCAAATTGACGGTATTGCGGCCAGTGCGGCCACGATCGTGGCGGTGGCCGGGGATGTCGTCAGGATTCAGGAGACCGGCTATATCATGGTACACGATCCCAGCGTCGTGTTTCTGATGGCTCAACTTAACATTGAAGACCTGACCCGATTGGCAAATGCACTGCAGGCCATCAAGGCTGGAATCATCAATGCCTATGAAAGCAAAACCGGGTTATCGCGTGAACGACTGTCGAAACTGATGACCGATGAAACCTGGATGGATGCTCAACGTGCGCTCGATTTGGGCTTTGTGGATGAGGTGATTCGGTATGAAAAACCGATTCCCATCCAATTGCCGCAAAATGTGGCGGTTGTGAATGGATTGGGGTTCAGCAAATTACCGCCCGTTATTGCCCAAGCATTGAGTAAAAATGTGGAAAGCCCGACGAAGGCGGATTCCAGCGAGCCGCTTTTGACGGATGACCAGAAAAAGGACGCGCAAGTTCTTTACGAACGAGTAGAAAACATTTTGAAGAAAGGAGTTCGATAATGCCAGACCTGAAACCATTCTATG